GATGACACGCTGGTCGGACAAGGATCTGACTGGCCGGGTGTTGAAATCAGACGCGACAGAGTGGGAAGTGATCGAGTTTCCTGCGATTTTGCCGTCGGGGAATAGCTTGTGGCCTGAATTCTGGCCGGTAGACGAGCTGTTGGCGCTGAAAGAAGAGCTTCCGGCGTATAAATGGAACGCCCAGTACCAGCAAAAGCCCACGGGTGAAGAGGGTGCGCTGGTAAAACGGGACTGGTGGCGGCTGTGGGAGGGGGATCGGGCGCCTGCTTGCGAATTTATCATCCAAAGTTGGGACACGGCGTACACAAAAAACCAGCGGAGCGACTATTCCGCGTGTACGACATGGGGTGTGTTCCACAAAGACGAGGATGAGAACGATGTAAACATCATTTTGCTGGATGCGTGGAAGGGAAAGGTGGAGTTTCCTGACCTGAAACAGAAGGCAAAGGAGATGTACGACGACTGGGAGCCTGATGCTTGCATTATTGAAGCGAAAGCGGCGGGGGCTCCGCTGATATTTGAGCTACGGCGTATGGGTGTGATGGTTCAGGACTTCACGCCGACCCGTGGCAACGACAAGTTCGTGCGTTTGAACAGCGTTACAGACCTATTTTCTTCCGGTAAAGTGTGGGCGCCCGACAAACGGTGGGCGGAAGAGGTGATAGAAGAGTTTGCCAGGTTCCCGAACGCCGAACACGACGATTTGGTGGACTCTGGCGTACAGGCGTTGATGCGATTTAGGCAGGGCGGCTTCCTGCGGCTGGGATCTGATGAGGAAGATGAGCCGTTAGACCTGCGACGCAAGCGGAATTACTACTAAGGACTAATCATGGCGACAAATATTGACAAGGCGCTGTACCAACTACCTGCCGGGATCGGCGAGGATGTGCTGGAAGCGGAGCCGATAGAGATCGAGATCGAGGATCCAGAGGCGGTGTCCATCGGGATCGGCGATTTGCAGATTGAGATGGAATTGGTGGAGGACGAAGATGAGTTCGCCTCGAATCTGGCCGAGGAGATGGACGAGAAAGAGCTTCAATCCTTGGCTGGTGATCTGCTCGGTGACTTTCAGGACGATATCGACGCCCGCAAGGATTGGATGAAGACGTATGTCGACGGCCTTGAGCTGCTCGGCATGAAGATCGAGGAAAGATCGGAGCCATGGGAAGGCGCTTGCGGTGTGTATCACCCGCTGCTGTCAGAAGCGCTAGTGAAATTCCAAGCCGAAACGATCATGGAAACGTTTCCGGCGTCCGGCCCGGTGAAGACCAAGATCATCGGCAAGGAAACGCCGGAGAAAAGAGATTCGGCGGAGCGTGTCCGCGAGGATATGAACTACCAGCTTACGGAAATGATGACTGAGTACCGGCCTGAACACGAGCGCATGTTGTGGGGCTTGGGTCTGGCGGGTAATGCGTTCAAGAAGGTGTACTTCGACCCGTCGTTGGGGCGGCAGGTGTCGATCTTCGTACCGGCAGAGGATGTGGTGGTGCCGTACGGGGCAAGCAATCTGGAGTCAGCGCCCCGCGTGACGCATGTCATGAGAAAGACCAAGAACGAACTGCGTCGGCTGATGGTGGCTGGCTTCTATCGGGACATTGACCTGCCAGAGCCAGAGAACTCGCTGGATGACATAGAGAAAGAGATCGCCGAGAAGATGGGATTCCGAGCAACGACGGATGACCGCTACAAGTTGCTGGAGATGCAGGTGTACCTGGACCTTCCAGGCTTCGAAGATACGGATGACGATGGCGAGAAAACGGAAATCGGCCTGCCATACATCGTAACTATCGAAAAAACTTCACAAGAGATTTTGGCTATCAGACGCAACTGGCGGCCTGACGACGATACGTATCAGAAGAGGAACCACTTTGTTCACTACCCATACATTCCCGGCTTTGGCTTCTATGCCTTCGGCCTTATTCATCTTATTGGTGCTTTTGCTAAGTCTGGTACTTCTATTATTCGTCAGCTTGTCGATGCTGGTACTTTATCGAACCTTCCGGGTGGTCTTAAAACCAAAGGAATGCGCGTCAAGGGAGATGACACTCCAATTGCTCCCGGCGAATTCCGAGATGTGGACGTTGCCGCCGGAACGATCCGCGACAATATTCTCCCGCTTCCGTACAAAGAGCCAAGCCAAGTTCTTCTAGGTTTAATGAACCAGATCGTTGAAGAAGGACGCCGATTTGCTGCGGCGGCTGACCTCAAGATCGCTGACATGTCGGCCAACTCACCGGTCGGCACCACGCTGGCTATCCTTGAGCGCACGCTGAAAGTCATGTCGGCGGTGCAGGCGCGTATCCACTACGCGATGAAACAGGAGTTGAAGCTCCTGAAGGACATCATCCGTGACTACACGCCAGACGAGTACGACTACCAGCCGGTAGAGGGTACGCCCCGCGCCAAGAAGTCGGACTACGACGATGTGGATGTGATCCCGGTATCTGATCCTAACTCGGCCACGATGGCCCAGAAGGTAGTGCAGTACCAGGCTGTGATGCAAATGGCGCAGGCCAACCCGCAGATCTATGACATGGTGGAGTTAAACCGTCAGATGCTAGAGGTGTTGGGTATTAAGAACATAGGCAAGTTGGTGCCGAGCGCGGAGGATCTGAAACCGCGTGACCCAGTGTCAGAGAACATGAACATCCTGAACGGCAAACCGGTCAAGGCGTTTATCTATCAGGATCACGAGGCGCATATCGCTGTACACCGTGCGGCTATGCAGGATCCAAAGATGGCTGCGATTGTGGGTCAAAACCCGAAAGCGCAGATGATCATGGCGGCTGCGATGGCGCACATCAATGAACACGTTGCCTTCCAGTACCGCATTGAGATCGAGAAGCAGTTGGGCGTACCGCTACCGCAAGTGGACAAGCAGTTGCCGGAAGAGGTGGAAGTAGAGGTCAGCCGCATGATGGCAGCCGCTGCGGCCAAACTGTTGCAGAAAGATCAGGCAGAGATGGCGCAGCAGCAGGCACAGCAGGCGGCCCAAGATCCGCTGGTGCAAATGCAGCAACAAGAGTTGGCGCTCAAGGCGCAGGAAATCGAGCTCAAGAAGCAGAAGATTGTGGTCGACGCTGCGGCAAAAGCAGATCAGATCGAAGTCGAGCGTGCTCGAATCGAAGCGCAAGAGCGTATTGCTGGCGTTCAGGCTGGTGTCAAAACAGCATCCGACAAGGCCAGATTGGAAGCAGAGATGGAGTTCAAAGGTGTGGAGCTTGGTTCCAGAATCGCCAAGGAACGCGCCGAGTTGGCTCGACCAGAACCCAGATCGACAAAACCGAAAGGGTAATCAATGGAAAAGGCGTTTGAAATCATCATCAAACAGGTGCGTGACAAGCGCGAACAGATAGTCGAGGCAGTGGCTAACAACGCGGCCAAAGACTTTGCGGACTATCAAAAACTTTGCGGCGAGATTCGTGGCCTATCGCTAGCAGAGGGTTTCATCCTCGATTTGGCCAAAAAAATGGAGTATTCAGATGAGTGAACTATTAATCGCCAGTCAAGATGGCGAGACTTCAACGCTGCCAGAAACAGCAGAGGAGAAAGCAAAGCAACTGCCGGAGCCGACTGGGTATCACATCCTAGTAGCGCTGCCGCCTGCCGAGGAGAAATTTGACAGCGGTCTCGTCAAAGCAGACCAAACCATGTACGAGGAAAAGGTACTGGCTACTGTCTTTTTTGTCCTGAAGATGGGGCCGGATTGCTACAAAGATGAGAAGCGGTTTCCGAACGGTCCATGGTGCAAGGAAGGGGATTTTATTCTCGCCCGTCCTAACACTGGCACTCGGCTGAAGATCCACGGTCAAGAGTTCAGATTACTGAACGACGATTGTGTAGAAGCCGTTGTGCAGGATCCTCGCGGCATTAGTCGCGCATAACAAAGGAGAAACAAATGGCAGAACAAGATCGTGAGGACTTCAAATTCCCTGACGAGCAGGAAGACGTTAAGGCGTCTGCCGACGACTTTGAATTTGAGATAGAGGACGATACTCCGCCGGAGGACAGAGGCCGTGAGCCTATGCCGAAGGAGATCGTTGAAGAGCTGGATGGCGACGAGCTGGAAGAGTATTCCGACAACGTCAAGCTACGCCTGAAGCAGATGAAGAAGGTGTGGCACGACGAGCGCCGGGAAAAGGAATCCGCTCTGCGTGAACAGCAGGAAGCCTTGGCCTACGCCAAGCGGCTACTAGAAGAGAACAATTCTCTGAAAGGCCGCCTGACACAGGGCGAGCAGGTATTTGTCGAGACGGCAAAGACGGCAGCGGAGTTGGAGTTGGATTCAGCCAAGAGGGCTTACAAAGAAGCCTACGACTTGGGTGACTCTGATTTGCTGATTGATGCACAGGAGAAACTCAACAGGGCGCAGATGAAGTTGCAGCGCGTTGCCGAGTTTGTTCCGTCTAGACATGAAATTGAAACTGATGTACAACCCGCAACAAATCCAGTACCTCGTCCTGACCAGAGGGCAGTTGCGTGGCAAGAGCGCAACCAATGGTTCGGTAAGGACGAGGAAATGACCAGCTTGGCTCTGGGCTTGCATCAGAAGTTGGTCAGTCAATACGGGGCGTCTTATCCGTCCACGGATGAATACTGGAAGAAGGTCGACGAGACTATGCGCCGTCGATTCCCAGAGCAATTTGCAGATCGGGACGAAGCCCCTGCGCAGGACACAAAACCCCAGCGCGAGAAACCCGCCCCTGTCGTTGCTCCTGCAACGCGAAGTACCGGATCCAAAAAGATCAAGGTGCCGCAGTCGGCAGTAAACACAGCCAAAAAACTGGGTGTGCCGTTGGAGAAATACGTACAGGAAATGATGAAACTGGAGGGTAGATAAATGGCCGAGAACCGTATGCCACGTAGTACAGAGAGTCGTAACCAAACGCAGCGCCCCCAGCAGTGGGCACCGCCGGAGCTTCTGCCAGAACCAGATAAGCAGCCGGGTTACAAATACCGTTGGATTCGCGTGACGCTTGGAGGCCAGTCCGACGCTCGCAACATCTCTACCAAAATTAGAGAAGGTTGGGAGCCAGTCAAGGTCGAAGAGCAACCGCAATATGCACTGCTAGTCAATGGCGACGGACGTTGGAAAGATTGCGTCCAAGTCGGCGACGTGATGTTGTGCAAGACGCCAGAGGAGCTAGCCGAGCAACGTAATCAACATTACCTTGCGCAATCGGAACAGCAAATCAAAGCGGTGGACAACAATCTTATGCGTCAAAATGACCCACGTATGCCGCTATTTAAGGAATCGAGTTCCTCGACGACTAAGGGCGGCGGTTAAACTTATTGGAGTTATCAATGGCATATCCTACTGTATCGAAGCCTTATGGGCTTCAGCCGATCAATTTGATCGGCGGACAGGTGTACGCCGGTTCGACTCGCCTATTCCGTATTGCTAGCGGCTACGCTACTAGCATTTACTACGGCGATGTCGTGAAAATCGCTGCGGATGGCACGATCCAAAAGGATACGGGCACTTCCACTGCGACCCCGGTTGGCATCTTCTTGGGCTGCACTTATACCAACCCATCGACTAACCAGAAGCTGAACTACCAGTACTACGCTGGTGGCACTTCTGCTCCTGACATCCAGGCGTACGTTGTTGACGATCCTGATGTTCTGTTCAAGATGGCTGCTGTTTCGTCCGGTACTACCGTTGCTTTCTATAGCTCGGAGCAGATCGGCCTGAACGCTGCACTCATTCAGAACAATGGTTCGAATACTACGGGTGACTCGCAGGTTGCAATCAACGGCGCTTCGTTTGCCACAACTGCATCTCTGCCAATCCGTATTGTTGATATCGTGCCAGATACCTCGAATAGCGCTAACGGCTTCTGCGAGTTCATCTGCAAATTCAACGCACCGTACATTGTTTCCACGTTCACCAATACGTCTAACCTCGTCACATCGACTGTGACTGGCGGCCACGCGTATCTGAACCCGACTGGTGTTTAAGGAGTAAGACATGGCTATTTCACGCGCACAATTACTGAAAGAGCTACTGCCTGGCCTGAACGCTTTGTTCGGCATGGAGTACGCTCGTTACGGCGAAGAGCACAAGGAGATCTACGAAACAGAGACCTCCGAGCGTTCGTTCGAAGAAGAAACCAAGCTGTCTGGCTTTAGTGCCGCGCCGGTCAAGAACGAAGGTTCTGCGATCCGGTACGACAATGGTCAGGAAGCATGGACTGCTCGATACAACCACGAGACTATCGCTCTTGGCTTCAGCCTGACCGAAGAAGCAATCGAAGATAACCTCTACGATTCGCTGTCGGCTCGCTACACCAAGGCGCTGGCTCGTGCGATGTCCTACACCAAGCAGGTAAAGGCTGCGGCTGTTCTGAACAATGGCTTCTCGTCCACCTACCCAGGCGGCGACGGCGTTGCTCTGTTCAGCACTGCACACCCGCTGGTATCGGGCGGCACCAACAGCAACACACCGTCGACCCAAGTTGACCTGTCTGAAACCGCGTTGGAAAACGCAGTCATCCAGATCGCCGCTTGGACTGACGAACGTGGCCTGCTGATCGCAGCTCGTCCTCGTAAACTGATCGTGCCACCGGCACTCCAGTTCGTAGCCACCCGCCTGTTGGAAACCCAACTGCGTCCGGGCACCAATGATAACGACGTGAACGCGATCGTTAACAACGGTTCCATCCCAGAAGGCTATACGATCAACCACTTCTTGACCGACACGAACGCATGGTTCCTGACCACCGACGTTCCGAACGGCATGAAGCACTTTGTTCGTATCCCGTTGCAGAACTCCATGGACGGAGACTTCGATACAGGGAACGTTCGTTACAAAGCCCGTGAGCGCTACAGCTTTGGATGGTCGGATCCACTGGGTATGTTCGCATCCCAAGGCGCCTAATCGAAAACCTAGCAATACCAACGGTTTTCAGGGGGCTTCGGCCCCCTTTTAAATATCTCTTGTGTTACTTGTTACATTAGTGTATTCTGTGTTTACTTTCACAGGAGGGCGACATGGCACGAGGCATTTACAAAATCATCAACGTAGTGAACAACAAGTTTTACGTCGGTAGCGCAGTAGACTTTACTGTGCGGAAAAGAAAACATTGGTGGCAACTTCGCCGAGGTACTCACGGTAATAAACATCTTCAGGCTGCTTGGGTAAAGTACGGTGAGGATTCGTTCAAGTTTTTGATAGTGGAAGAGTTGCCAGATGACGCCGATATCTTGGCGGCGGAGAACGTATGGCTCAAGGAACATTACGGCAAAGAGTATTGCTACAATTTGGCCATGGATGCCACAGCTCCACAGCTAGGCATGTCGGGAGAAAAAAACGCCATGTATGGCAAAACCTTCTCGCACACGGAGGAGGCCAAGGCCAAGATTGCTGCTGCTTCTGCTGCTAGGGTTCAGACCGACGAAGAGAAGGCCAAGCGCCGCAAGTCCATGCAGGGGCACCATATCTCTGCGGCCACCAAGGCCAAAATATCCGCCACGCTATCCGGCGAGGGCAACTACTGGTACGGGAAAAAGCGGCCTGATCATGGTGCCAAAGTTAGCCGGGCTGTTGTTGCTACTGGCCCTGCGGGCGAAACTGTTTACCCTAGCATCGCCGCGTTGCGAGAAGAACTGGGTATCAAACCACCGACCGTGAACCGCGCATTGAAGTCAGGAAATCCGCTGACTCGCGGTCCTTATACCGGCTGGAAATTTACCTACGCACAGTCATAGTTTTCCTCTTGCATTTCCTATGTGGTCATTGTATAAGCCTATTATTCCGGGAGTACCCGGTGCGCTCGAACAGTCCCGGCTGACTTTCATGCAGATCGACGCACCTAACCGCATGAAGGGAAAATCTAATGGCTGTATCTACTACCCAAAGCATTTGGCGTTCGGGCGGCGGTGATAACACCCGCCAAGCCTATTGCGGCACCGGCGTCATGGCAGCAACTTTCTATGTTGGTAACGCGGCTGTTGCTGGCAACGTTGTCGTTGCTCAAGGCCAAACCACTCCCGTTATTCTTCCTGCTAACGCTGTTGTCACGTCCGTGATCATCACGAACGGTCTGACTTCGGGCACGATGAATGTCGGCTACACCACTATCGACGGTGCGACTTCGAACGCTGCATTCTAT